CACCGAGGCCGAGATCGAGAAGCGGCTCCGCGAGCTGCGCAAGATGAGCCCCAAGCAACTACGCGCCCACGCCGCCAAGATGGCCGGGGGGCAGTAGGTGCACGGGGTCGACCCGCTTGACGTCCTCGCCCTGGAGCTCGCGCTCGAGGAGCGTGGGGCCGCCGGGCTGCCGGACCCTTACACGGGGCTCACCCAGGCGCAGGCGGCCTACTGCCGCGACCCTGGCCGCCGCAAGGTCCTCACGGGCGGGCGACGGTCCGGGAAGACCGAGGCCGTGGTGGCCGACCTGTGCGCGACGGCCTCGGGAGGGGGCGACTGCGTCTACATCTCGCTCACCCGTCGGCTGGCCAAAAAGACGGTCTGGAAGCGGCTCAAGAAGCGTCTGGCCCTGCTGGGGGTGCGGGTCGAGCCCAACGAGTCGGAGTTGCGGCTCGAGCTGCCATCGGGAGGGAGCATCGAGCTTGGGGGCGCGGACGACAAGGAGGCCATCGAGCGGTACCGCGGCCTCGCGTACGCTCTCGTAGTTATCGACGAGTGCGGCGCCCACCCCAGTGAGTTGCTGCGCGCGCTCGTGGGCGACGTGCTCCGCCCCGCGCTCATGGATCACGCCGGCCGCCTCGTGCTCGCCGGCACCCCCAGCCGCGTGCTCTCCGGGTACTGGGCCGAGCAGGCGGGTCCCCAGCGCACGAGCAAGGCGCCCCGGTGGGCGTGGACCATCCACGACAACCCGCTGTTCGCTGGCCGCGTCGACACCGAGCTCGCTGCCGTGCGCGAGGAGAACGCGTGGGACGAGAAGAGCGTCAGCTACCGGCGCGAGTACCTCGGGGAATGGGTTCAGGACGACTCGGTGCTCTGCTACCCGTACGACCCGATCCGTAACGGGGTGGCCGCGCTTCCCGACCGCTCACCGCGAGGCGTGCGGCTCCACGGCAAGCGCTGGCGGCACGTGCTCGGCGTCGACGTGGGCACGGTGAAGGATGCGGTGGCGATCGTCGTCCTCGCATCGCACCCGAACCTGCCCGACGACTACCTCGTGCACGCCGAGCAGCATGACGGGATGCTCGTCGACACGCTCATCTCCCGCATCCGGGGCCTGCTGCGCCGCTACCCTCACGCGCAGGTGGTGCTCGACGACAGCGGCTTCGGAGGGCAGCACGGGCTCGAGCTGCAGAACGCCAGCCTCCCGCTCTTCTCGGCCAAGAAGACGGCCAAGGCGAGCGCCATCCGCATCCTGCATGACCGCGTGCTCGGTGGGCGGTTCAAGTTGTTGACCATCCCCGCGCTCGACTGCGTGCGCAAGGAGTGGGCCGCCCTCGGCTGGGATGACGACCACCTGCAGCACCACCCCGAGCAGAAGGACCACCTCTCCGATGCCATCCTGTACGCGCTACGCGAGCTTCACCACTGGTACACGAAGGACGACATGGAGCGGCCGCCCGTGCTCCCCGGTGAGGAGGACGACGAGGCGGCGGAGCACACGTGGCACTAGGGGTCGTCGAGGTCGACGCTCGCAGTGACCACTGGGCGCTCGCCCTCGCAGCGTAGGCCGGCCTCGAATGTGCACTCCGGCGCACAGCCTCGATACGCCGTGCCGCATCGCTCGGTGTGCCCTGGCCGTGCCGGCTCCTTGCCGAGGTAGGGGCCCCACGTGAGCCCGGCGGCCGGCGTCGACGACCAGCCAAGGCGCGTTCTCACCATGTTCACGCCAACGTTCAAGTGCGCCCCGAAACCCACCCGCCTTACGTACTCCTTCCACGAGACGACCTCAGCCACCTCGTCGGGGCCGCTCGCCCACCGCACCCACCAGAAGCCCTCTGCTCGCTCGGTCATCACCCCTGCTCCTGGCCCGTGAATGCGCCCACCGACTCCAGGTGCACGCCGCGGTGCCGGCCGAAGAAGTCGAGCATGCTGTGGTGACCGGCCCCTACAGCTGCCTCCGTCTCCGAGTCGACCCATGGCCCGTGCTCGCCGCAGGGGCAGGCCCATCGGTACTGCGTGGCCTTCAGGTCGGCCACGTTCGCCGCCGTGGTCGTGATGGTCAGGACGGGCTTGAAGGGCTCGCTCACCGGCCCACCGTAGCCCCCAAAGACGCGCGCGACCAGCACGAAAGACGGTGCGCGAAGAACGACTGTTGACAAAGACGCAACGTTCGGCTCAGTTTGTTGCGGTGAGCGCAACGGTCGCAGACCCGAGCAAGATTCCGGCTTACCTGCTCCGGACCCATCCGCGGCCGCACCGAAGCCTGGACCTGCACACCGACGGCGCGACCGTGAGCGTCAACCTGGACGGGACTGGCGACGACGGGCGCATCACCCTGCACATGGGCTTCGCGGAGCTGACCGTCAAGCAGGCTGGCGCGATCGCCATCGAGCTTCTCCGGGCCGTGCGCTTCGTGGTCCGCACGCAGCACTCGGCGGAGGACCGCGAGCAGGCCATAGCCGCCCTACTCGCCGATACCTCGCCATGGGAGGCACCGTGACCTACCTCGTCCGCCCCGCCACCGACGCCGAGCGCGACGCGGCTGCGGCCTCGTGGCGCACCATGCTCAAGCTCCCCAAGGAGCAGGACGAGGCGGCCGGGCAGCTCCTCGTGGGTATCGGGCACTACTCGCTCGGGCGGGCGTTCCTGCAGGCGGCCATCCATGAAGCGATCGATGCGGCCATGCTGGGCACCGACCAGCGCGAGCCCTGCACCGTCCTCGTCGCCGACCACCCCGACGCCCCGGGCCTCCCGCTCGGCTGGGTGGCGTTCGACGAGGAGCTCCGGCAGCTGCTCGCCCTCCACGTCCAGGCCAACGCTCGCAAGGCGTGGGTGGGCCGGACGCTGCTCCGCCACGTGCTCGACCTGCTCGGCCATGACACCCCGAGCGCCCTCATGACGGGGGCAGGGCGGCGGCTGCTCGGGCATGTCCGGGCCTCGATGGGAGAGGCGGTGGCAGCGTGATTCCGCATCGCGAACTTGGCTGCCCGACGTGTCGCGACGTGTGGTCGATGGCCTTCGACACCACGCTCGCGCGCGAACCGTCGGTGCTGCCGAACGACTGGAAGGAGTGGCTCGTCGATCCCGTCGAGATACCGCATCACGCCTTCGACCAGCAGATCATGGGCCAGTGGCGTCCTCCTACCGTGGCGCCGCGCACTCTCACATCCATCGGCGAGGCCTGGACGGCGACGTCGCATCCCTTCTCCGACCCGATCACCATCGAGGTTCCGTGACCATGGCCGACACGCACGAAGACCAGTACGAGGCAGAGATCGACGCGATCGTGAACCTCGTCTACGCAGGGCAGTCGCTGCCGCCGGACGTGGCGCGCGCGCTCTTTCTAGCGATGGACGCGATCCGGTGGTGCCGCTGGGCTCGCGGGCTCTTCCAGGCGCCCGACGAGGTGAGCGACGGAGAGCTCCGCCAGTGGATCGGCGAGCGCCTCGTCGGCGGCGACCTCTCAATCGTGCGGGGCGGCGACGCATGATCGCCGGCCCCGATGACCGGCTGTGCCGATGGAGGGCGGCGTGACCGACCGCTCCAAGCTCTGCTGGTGGCTCGCTGACCGCTCCATCGCTGCCGAGCGCGTGACGGCCATGGCGAACACGCTGCTCGACGCCTACGGCCGACAGCTGCGCCGCAAGATGCATGCGTTCCGAGCGGTCTACCTCAACGAGGACCACCCCGACTTCGAGCGCATGGGCTACGCCCGGGGCTCCAAGTACCCGGTGACGCAGGGCGGCGTGGACAGCCTACACGCGAAGCTCGCCCTCTCCCGCCCGCGCCCGAAGATCGTCCCCGGCTCGAGGCGCTTCAAGGCCAAGCGGCGGAGCAAGATGCTCCAGCGCTGGATCGACGGGTTGTTCAAGCAGAACAGCACCGACAAGCTCCAGGACGACCAGCTGCACGACGCAGAGATCTACGGCGCGGGCGTCATCAAGGCGCTCGTCCGGCACGGGAAGGTCGTCCACGAGCGCCGTCACCCGGGCGACATCCTCACCGACCCACGCGAGGAGCGACGCTCAGCGGTGCGCTCACTGTTCGAGGTGGCGAACTTGGACCGGGAGCTTCTCGCGGAGTCCGAGTTCGTCGAGGGCGCGACGATGCGCAACCGCATCCTCGACGTCAGCGCTCCGCCCGAGCAGGAGGATGCAGGCTGGCACGACTCCGGTGTCGCGCTGGACCAGGTCAAGGTCATCGAGGCATGGCGCCTGCCATCCTCGCCCTCCGCTCCAGGCCGGCACGTGATGGCGGTGGGCGACATCGTGCTCCTCGACGAGCCATGGGAGTGGGAGTGCTTCCCGTTCTCCGTCCTCGTGTGGGGCCGCGACCCGGAGCGCACCATGCAGGGGCAGGGCATCGTCGAGCGCGGGCTGCGGGTGCAGTCGATGCTAAATCACCACTGCGCCGTCATCGACGAGTCGTTCGAGCGCTTCGTGCCGAAGTACGCGGTGATGCGCTCCTCGGGCGTGGACGCCACCACCATCGACCGCAAGGTGGGACAGGTCGTCGAGTACGACCACCCGCAGGGCGTGCCCACCGTGCTCTCCCCTGGCCCCATCTCCCCCGACTTCCTCGCCTACGCCCAGGAGCTGGCCTCGCGCTGGTTCGCCGTCACTGGCATCTCGCAGATGGACGCCCGCTCCGAGGCCGATGCGTCGCTCGAGTCGGGCAAGGCCAAGCTGGTGCAGGCCGACATCAACTCGGGCCGCTTCTACGCGCAGGGCAAGGGCCGCGAGCGCGCGTGCGTGCAGCTGGCCGAGTTGTCGATCAAGCTCGCCGACTACCTCTGCGAGTGCCACGAGAAGGGTGAGGACGACGAGCGGGAGGAGCCGGAGCGCGAAGACGCGAGCCCGCTCAGCGATACCGGTATGAGCATCGTCAGCGCCTACAGCGAGGACGAGGACGAGGACGACAAGCCGGCGAACGAGCGCCCGGGGCTCGAGGTGCCAGCCGGCCGCAACTCGTGGCGCGAGACCATCCCCTACGAGGCCGCCCGGATGAAGGGCAAGGGCGACGAGGCCTACGCCATCGAGGTGTTCCCGGTCTCCTCGCTCTCCCAGACCGTCGGGGGTCGCATGGAGGAGGTGAACCAGCTGGTGACCGGCGGGTACATCACCAACCCCGACACCGCCCGCGAGCTGCTCGACCTGCCTCTCCTCAACGAGTTCCAGGACCTCGCCAGCGCGCGCCGTGAGGCTGCCGAGCGAGAGATCGACCGCTGCCTGGACGGAGACCAGGGCATCCCGAGCGCGTACATGGACCTCGGCCACGCGCTGGAGCGAGCCACCCAGGAGTACTGCCTTGCCGGCATCGACGAGGCCCCGGACGACGTCATGGACTGCCTGCGCAGCTTCATCGGCGCCACCGAGGCGCTCATCGCCAAGCAGAACCCCCAGCCGGCCCCGGTCGACCCGATGGCCGGCATGCCCCCCACCGAGCCGGCGCCGCCGGCCATGCCCATGGACCCCGCCGGGGCCATGGCTGCTGTTGCGTGACCCATGGCAGACGCACCCATCGCCGCCCCCGCCTCCGAGGCCCCGAGCACCCCCGCTCCGTCCACCCCAGAGGCCGCGCCGCAAGCCGCTCAGACGCCCGCCGCCGAGCCCGAGCGCGACCCCAGCCTACCCCCGCGCCACGCCGAGCTCGGGCAGTGGGCGAAGCGTCAGAAGGCCCAGCGCGACGAGCAGGCCCGGCTGGATGCCGACGCCCGCGACGCTGCGGCATGGCGCGCCATGCTGGCCCAGGGCTTCACGCCGCGCGAGGCAGCGCAGCAGGTGCAGCAGCGCCCGCAGCAGCCCGCCGCCGACTTCGACCTCCACGACTTCGACGGCCTCGCTGGGCGGTTCAACAACCCCGGCGAGCTTCGCCAGTGGCTCAACGGCTTCGCCAAGCACATCGCCAACCCCTCCGCCGGACGACTCCAGCGCGAGGTGGAGGCGCTCAAGCAGGCGAAGGCCGTCCCCGAGGACTACGAGGAGATCAAGCAGACGGTCGCGCAACTGCGAGAGGAACGCCAGCGTGAGCAGCAGGCCGCCACCGACCGCAGCTTCCTCACTGCCACCGAGGCCAAGGGCGAGGGCGACGCGCACAAGTTCCCCCTCCTGTCCAAGCACCAGCCCGCCCAGCGCTTCGCCGTCGCAAACCAGGTGATCGCCGACTACCGCGCGGCCGGGTTCGACGGCGAGCTGCCCATGGACCTCATCCTGCAGGAGAGCGAGGGCTATCTGACGGCCCACTACCAGAGCCTCGGCTTCCTCCCCGCTTCTCCAACCCCGGCCGCCGTCCCCGACGCAACGCCGGCACCCTCCAAGCGCTCGCCGAGCACGCCTCAAGCCCGCCGGTCTTCCGGACCGCGCTCCCTCAGCAACGACCACGTGGCCACCCCGACCGCCACGCAGCCGCAGACCTTCCAGGAGCGGCTCGCGATGGCCAAGCAGCGATCCCAGCAACGGGTTCGCGCTGCCCGGTAGCTCTCCGAGCCGACCACCACGGGTGCGCCATGGCCTGCCTCCGGCTTCCGCCGGTGATGAGCGCGCGCCATGACCACCGCACTTTCCGAGATCGACGCAATCCTCAAAGACCTCTACGCAGACGAAGTGCCCATGATCGGAGTCGAAGACCCGATCGCTTGGGCCACGTGCAAGAAGACCACATCGTTCAAGGGCCGCCGCAAGTCGTTCGCCGTCCAGACCGGCATGACTCCGGGCGTCAGTCACACCTTCAGCCACGCCCAGGGCAACGCCGACGCGGAGTCGTTCGAGGAGTTCCTCGTCACGCGCGGCCGCGACTACGTGGTGATCCGTGTCGACCGCGAGGCCTACGAGGCCGCGGAGGGTGAAGGCGCCCAGGTCGACTACGTGGTGCGGCAGGTCGAGACGGCTCGAGCCACCGCCAAGTGGCGCATGAACCGGGCCTTCTACCGCAACCACGGTGCGGCCCTGGCCCGCCTCGACACCGCGGCCTCCGGCGGTGGCACCAGCACCCTGCTCGTGCAGGAGCAGTACCGCTACGACCTGCGGCTGCTCTCCGCTGGCATGCAGCTGGTGTCGAGCAACACCGACGGCACCTCGGGCTCGGTCGACGCCAACCCCGGCACCGTCGGCTCGGTCAACTACCGCACCGGGCAGATCGTCAACGCGAGCGGCAACTGGAACGCCAGCTTCGCCAACAGCGATTACCTCTTCCTCGAGGGCGACTTCGGCCAGGGTTTCTACGGCTGGGAGTCATGGAACCCGCTCTCCGCCCCGTCCTCGTCGGCGTTCTTCGGGCTCGACCGGACGCAGAACGAGCAGAAGCTCTCAGGCAACCGCCCCGCCGCGACCGCGGAGGACGTGACGCTCGAGAACTTCCTCCTGCGGGCCATCACGGAGAACGCGATCTTCGGCGGCCGCAAGAAGCTCCGGCTCTTCTGGAACACGCTCCACAACACGCAGCTCCTCCGCGAGCTCGGGTCGAGCACCCGCTACGAGAAGACCACCACGAGCGCCATGGGCTCGGGCGGGCCGATCGCCAACGTCGGGTTCCGCAGCATCCACATGATGGCGGACAACCGCGAGCTGGAGATCATCGCCGACCCCGACGCGCCGCTCCACCAGGGGTTCATGGGCGACCCGGACGGCTTCGTCTTCGAGGGCCTGGGCGAGGCGACGCGGGTGCTCCGCTACAAGGACGACAGCTTCATGTGGTCGCGCCTCGGGGACGCCGACGCGATGGAGAGCCGGGTCGGCACGCTGGGGCAGTACGTGATGCACAACCCCGGCGCCTTCTCGAACATGGACCTCTCGGCGCTCACCAACCCGAGCTGATCCATGGCGATCCTCGTCTCCCTCTCGAACGCGCGGACGCTGGTCCGGCGTCGGACCGACCAGGTCAACAGCGACCAGGTCACCGACGCCGAGATCAACGGCTGGCTCAACGTGGGCATGCGGCACTTCGCGCGGGTGCTCATCGCGGCCCAGCCCGATACCTACGTACTCGAGACCTCGCTCAGCACCACGAGCGGGACCTACGAGTACGCGCTGCCCTCGGGATTCCTGGGGCTGCGCGGTGTCGACCGCATCGAGGGAGACGATCGCACGACCCTGAAGGGCTTCACGTGGGCGGACCGCAACCGCTACCGCCGCGACTCCACGAGGTACCCACGGGTCCGGTGGCTTCGCGGTGGTCGAGCGGGCGCGGCGGTCCTGCAGTTCGCCAGCGACCCCGGCACCACCACGGCCGGCTACCTCGTGCACTACATGGGTGTGCCTGCGGACCTGTCCGCGGACGGCGACACCTTCGACGACATGCTCGGGCTCTCCGATTACGTCGTGGCCTACGCCAGCGCTTGCGTCCGAGAGAAGCTCGACGAGCAGGAGCTGGCGATGGGCCTCCGGGCCGAGATGGAGAAGATGGAGGCGGCCATCACCCAACTCGGCAGAATCAGATCCGCCGATGGCTCCGTGCGCGTGGGCAACCCCTCGCACGACTACGACGACGACGAGGTACCGAGATGGCCAACGTAGACTTCCGCAAGATCGGCGTGCGCATGAAGGGGCGCAGCGCCAACCCCATCGTTCACCGCCTACGCACGCAGGGGCGGTTCCCGTGGCTCGAGCGGCCCCTGTTCGTATGGGAGCTGCTCATCACGGTGGGCGACTTCACGGGGGCAGGCGCGACGAACCAGGAGCTGGACCTCGCCGCCCTCTATCCCGACAACCCTTTCGTCAGCAACGTCTGGCTCGAGCCGGGCGCCCACATCGTGCCCATCACTGCGTTCTCGGGCGGGGCGGTGAGTGCCTGCACCCTCGAGCTCGGGGACACGGGCGACCCCAACGGCCTCGTCACCGCCTCCAACGTGTTCACCGGCGTTACGACGGGCGTGTCGGTCGCGACCCCTGCGGCGGCGGAATACGCCCTGCGCTTCGAGGCGAGCTTCCTTCCCGTCGCCACGATCCGCACCACGAGCGCCAACGTCTCGGCCCTCACGGCCGGCCGCGCGCTGGTGCGGATCCCCTTCTCGCCGGCGAGGGAGGTCTAGCGCCATGGCCGACAACTTCCCGACACGCTACGACAACCCACGCGTCCCCCAAATGTGGAGCGACCTCAGCACGGAGAAGATCCCGTGGGTCCACGCGCCACGCTTCGGGTGGGGCTGTGCCGTCGAATGGACCGACGTCAACGGCGAGCACGCCACGCTGCTCGGGCGGGCGATCTTCGCCGGTACGGTCGCGAACGGCGACTACGAGACCCGGTTCTACGACGCGAACGGCACCCTGATCGCAGCTGTGACCACCACCCGCGACACCGGCAGCCCGGCCACGCTGGCGCTTGTCGCTGCCCAGCACGAGCTTGACATCGAAGCCGAGGCCGACCTGGCCGACTACATCACCGGGGCCTCGACGGCTTCCTCGACGGTTTCTGTGGCCTTCGCGGAGGGGGTCGTGATGCGCATGGAGTCCTCGGCTCCGGGCACCGCAACGGCGAGCAACACTCACCGAGCGACGCTGCCGCTCAACGCGATCGCCATGGACCAGGCCTTCCCCCTCAACGTGATCCGCTCGTGGTGCCTGGTCCACGTGACCGAGGAGTACCCGACGGGCTCCACGCTCGTGGTCGGGGACGCGGGCGACATCGACGGGATCCTGGGCTCGACCCCGGTCGACATCAACGCCTTGGGTCGGTACGGATCGGTGGCGGCGGACGCCGAATACCAGCCCCGTGCCGAGGCGGCGTTCATCCCCGTCGCCACCATCGAGCTCGGAGATGACCCCGTGCTCGCGCAGGGATCGATGTTGGTCGAAATCCTGTTCACCCCCAACCTCGTCAACACGGCGGCCTGAGATGTCCACCAAGTACCGCGACAACTACCTCTCCGACCGCCGCATCCGTCGCAAGGACAACAGCTCCACGGATGACCCCGACTGGTATACCAACCAGTGGGACCCGGGTACGTTCCTCGGGACGGTGGCCAGCGTCGCTGCCGGTACGCTCACCGTGCAGATCACCCCGGTGGACACCTCGCGCTATCCGACGCCCGACCCCATCACGGTCACGCTCACCACGGAGACGGCGGCCCAGGCAGCCGAGGCGGTCTACAACGAAGCGAACGACCACCTCGACTCGACCGACGCCGACTTCGACCCGACGCTCGGGCGGTACCTGCTCCGCTCGGAGTACACCGCGGCGGCCACCGCCGCGCGCTTCGTGCCCAACCCGGATGCGCCGGACTTCACGGTCACGATGACCCCAACGGGCGGAGCGATGACGTTCACCCTCTCCCCCGACGACATCTTCCCGATCACGGAGTGGATGGCCAAGCGGGGAGGGGCCAACGCGCCGTCCACCGGGGAGGTGGCGATCACCGTGCACGCCGTGACGAGCGCGGACGAGATGCTCGGGGTCGGAACGTGCACCTTCGACCTGCAGGTGCTGCGGGTGGTCGAGCGCTACGACGGCGTTCGGCAGATCGATCGCCGGCCAGGGGTCGCAGACCTCGGCTCGGTCACCGGTGTCTCGCTCGGCGAGGAGGTGCGCGTGCCCTTCTCGGGCGGGCGCATCGGCGTGCGCCTCACCAACGTGGCCAACGAGCCCGCGACCACCGACGCCCTCGAGGTTCGCATCCGAGAAGCGGTGACCTGATGCAGCGGACCGTCCCCTACCTGACGAGCGGGAGGCTCACCCGGACCGCCCGAACCGCGCCGTACGTCACGGGCTCGGGGCAGGGCGACGTGGACGCCTTCTCGTCGTTCCGGGATGCCTTCGCGGGGGCCTCGCTCCATCCGCGGTGGAGCACGTACAAGCCCGCCGCGATCGCCGCAACGGCGGTCGCGGATGGGCGGCTGCGGTTGACCACGGTGCAGGGCGGGAGCGGGGCGACGGGCTCGTTCTGGTACAGCGCGAGCAACGGGGCGATCGGCTCCCAGCAGAACGACGGCGGGCTCGTGTACCAGAACGTGGGGCCTGCCTCTGGCACGCCCGTGGGCTTCGACGCCCGCGCGCGCTTCCGGGTGCTCAACGGTGCGGGGTCGGGGCAGGTTCCGGAAACGGTGGGGGAGTGGCGCTTCGCCGGCCTCGCCGTCCACAACCCCGCGCGTGGCTCGTACTACCGGTACCTGCACATGGCCCTGGGCTCCGAGGGCGGGGCAGGGGTCTCGGGCCTCGAGTGCAAGGTGAACCGGGTCAACGCCACGGGCGGCGCGAGCGTCTACCCCGTGGCCAACCTCGTCGGGAACCTCGAGCGCGACGTCCGAATCGTGCGGCGAGCCACGGACACCGACCTGTTCGACCTGTACGACCGGGCGAGCTCCGGGGCACTGTCCGACAG